TTTGATTAATAATTAGAATTGCGCTGCTTTAAAAATTCAGCGAGAGCCTGAGAGGCTTTTTTTGCCTCAAGAGGTTGCTTATTTTTGAGAGCTTCTTTTATGGCTCCTTTCATCTCTGTGGTTCGTTTTGAGGTGTCAAGATCATAAAAAAATTTGGCTTGCTTCGGATTATAGTTTGTCGTCTTGCCGACAATCATGTTTATAAATCGGGACATTTGCGAACTATCGGGAGAATAACGACTGCCTCGTTTCTTTGAAGCATTGGGAATACCAATCTTATTCCAGAAGCTGCCTTTTTTTTCAGAACCGAAAATCTCTCCAGGATTTAGTTTGTCCAGTTCATTCAATATACGAATACTGCTTAAAATGTTTTTTGTCTTTGGGCTTATATCTAAACCAAGAAAATTTTTCTTTTCTCCAGGTCTCCGTTCAAGATCTGAAGACTCCCCAAGGGTGTTTTTAAAGAAAGATGATTTATTGAAAACGGTTTCTATCGGTGTCTTAACAAATGGAGTTAACATAGCCAAAAGATTGTCTGCTGGCTGAGAAAGAAAATTTAAAGCTTGCGCGGCTGGCAACCATTGACCCAATAAAAGATACTGTGTGCTTCCGTCTTTTTTGTCAGTGCGAATACGGATCGGGGAATTGTTTTTGATGTACTCTGATAGATACTTTTCGTTAGGCTGTTTAACCCCAGCCTCAATGTCTTTTTTCGCAACCGAAACCTTGGCAAATTTTCCTGGCTGTTTCACTAATTCTGAAATCTGTAATGGAATGTTCTTTGATGTCCAGGTATAAAAAGGAAGGGCGCGCTTCAAGATGTTCTTTTCTCCCCAAGTCAAATCTCCATAATCAAATAAATACTTTTGAACTGATTTGGCGGCTTCCTCCGCCGTGAATCCGGTTCTGCGTTTTGAGAGATAATGAGCAATGCGGGCATTGTCTTCAATCTTGCTTCCAAGTGCCATATTGCCTTTATAGAGTTTGAATTCTTGGGACCAAGGTTTCCAATTTCCACCTCTAACCTGCGAGTCTATCGCATGAGTAATATCCTTGGCGTACCAGCCTCCGCCCAACACTCCGTTTTGTTCCATTTCAGAAACGAGTTGGGCTGTCTTTGCGTCAAGTTTTCCTGTGGACATTCCGCGTTGGATTTTTCCAGCGCTTATGTAATCCGTTGGAGCGGTATTGGCTAAATAGTTATTCCAAAGGTTTCCAACCGCATTTCTGACGTGATAGGACGGCGCTACAAGAGCCTGGGCCTTCCATAACCCCAAAACCTTGTCATAACCTTTAATGGCCTTATTAACCGCCTCTACTCCTGACATTTGCTCGTAAGTGTCATCAGCGAGTTTTCTTCCGGCTTCTGATTTAATGCCTTTAAGAGAGTTTAAAAATCCTGTTCCAGCTTCTTTTCTTCCTGTGGAAATGCCCATTTTCGCAATTACGGTCGGCAAGTCTTCCTGGAAAATAGGATTGTTGCCTTGCTTAGCAAGAGCCTCATTAATTTCCTTAGATGATGCCTGTTCAATCTTTACCGGACTTCCAAATTTGTCAAAAAAACCTCCTTTACCTCGTTCAAAAACGTCGGGGATATACTTTATTCCAGCGTCTTTAAGATTGACTATCTCTCCGTTAACTTTCATCCATTGCCTGTGAATATCTTGAGGGGTGTTAGGAGAAAATAGTCTACCGCCTTTCAAAGCGTTTTTTCTCGATGTCTCGGCTACTTCTTTGGTGGCCACATGAGAAAGTCCGTGTCCTTCAATGGTCGCTCCGCCAAATTGTTTCCAAAGCGCTTCGTTCTCTACTTTGAATTCGACGCCTTTTTTCCAAAGGTCTTGAAGTCCGACTGGAGAAAGTTTTTCATTTCCTTTTTCAATAGCGTGAAGGAGTGCGGAGCGCTCTAAATCAGTCGCTTTTCGATTTCTGAGCGTTTGTTCAATTTCTGTGGCGAATTTAACGGCTTTGTCTGTTTTAAATCCTATAATATTTTCCGCTTTAGTTTTGGCGTCTTTAAAAAGTTTAAATTCGGATCTGTCAACGCCCGCTGGTCTAATCTTGGTAGAAAGTTTTGAAAGAAAATTGACTCCCGCTTTTCCTGAACGGGTAGTTCTAATAAAGTCATTTAATTTGGTAGAAGCGGAAAGAACCTTATTACCAAATGAAGGTAGAATATTCCTGGAACCGATTTGAAGTAAGGCTCGCTCACCTTTGGCCGCTTGTTCCGAAGCTGATAAACTGAGTTTGCCGACCTTTTGCGCGTCCACTCCCCTCTTGGTGAGGCTCAATATTTTAACCTTGTTGAGCGGGTCTAAGGCAAAATCCCCTCCGTAGCCGGTAGTTTTTATCATTCCTCGGAGTAGGGGATTGCTCTGCTCTTTGGCTATGTCTTTGGTGATATCAGAATAGGTGCGAGTATTCTTTCCTGACCAAACATCTTTTTGGTGTCCCCAAAAATCAATGCCTTGGGATTGTTTGGCGTCTTGCCAGCTACCTTTATAGCCTCCGAGTTTAGCGATAGGATAAGCAATAGACTTGCCGACATCCTCCAGTATATTTGAAGCTGAGGCTACAGGCTTTATAAGGTTTCTTGTAAGAGTGTTCCAAAAGCCGCCAAGTTTGCTTGGGGTCTTTTGTTGTGTTCGCAGACTATTTTTAAATGCTAAGAGATTGCTGGAACTTTTAATGTTGGAAGAATTATTCTGCGAGCCTTGTTTGAATTTTCTTAACGACTCAATTGACATTGTTTAATAGTAAATTCCAAAATCTGCTGGGTCTCCACCACGCGATTTAATATATTGGGCTTTTTCTTCGTCGGTCATATCGGCGGCTTCAGGTGAAGCTAAGTCTTGCCAGATTTCACTTTGAATTTGGGTACTGGTTTGAGCTTTTCCTACAGATACTCCTAAAGACTTCTGTTCATCGCCTGACAACATAAATCCGTATTTCTTGTCAAATTGATCAGCACTGATTTTAGCAGAGCTTCTAAGCCTTGCATAAACATCAGGGTCAACCTTTCCGTCTCCTCCGGCGGACTTAGAAAGAGCATCATAAATTGTGTCTCCGCTTTCCTGTTTTTGTAAGGTGGCATTAGTTTTAGCGGCGTCAATTTTATAAGTGTCGTTCCATTTAACTTCTTCAAAAGATTTGTCGTAAGCCCATTGCATTACACTTGTTCTAAATTGTTGTTGCTGAGTTTGGGCGGTAATTATGCGGTCGTCAATCGTCGCCATCTTTTCATTAAATTCACTTTCGAGATTCTGCAAAGCGTCTTCCTTTTCCCAACCATTCTTAGTTAGGTCTTCATTAATAGCCCTAATTGTCTCATTGTAGGCTTTTTCAATCTCAGCTTTTTTACTGATTGCCTGCTTAGAATAAAGAGTCATATCGGCATCAAGTTTTGAATATTGACTGGCTTCGGCTGTTCCCAGCTTGGCTAGAGTCTTTTCAAATTCGGTGTCGCCCTCTTGCATTTTTTCAACATAGTAAGAAGAGTCAAGAATATTACGCGAGCCGAAAATCCGAGCCATTTCTTTTTCGGCGTCGGTGTGGGTCTTTTGCAGATTATCTTTTTCGTCCTGATAATATGATTTGGTGTCAGTTCTAGCCACGTCTGCTTTAGTCAAAAGGTTCTGCAATTCGGCATTGACGGATTCCATAGCAGATGCCTTTGTTTCTTCGGCTCCCGCTCTGCGTCCCTCAATCATTGTCCCAAGTTCGGCATAACGATTGGTGAAAGCTTTTTCACGTTCCTTCAATATTTCGGCTTCACGTTCTTTTTGTTTTTCGAGATTTTCTTTGATATCATCAGAGTTGTCTTCCTTGAGTAACTTCTTGGCAATTTCATTGGCTTCTCCACTCTTGACAGAAGATGAACCGGACACACCGCCTGACGATTTGGAAGTAGAAGCACCCTTTACTTCTGGGTTTGCGTAAGGAATTTTGCTTTCTTGTTCCTGCAATGTCTTTAGAGTCTTGTCGTCATTTTTCATTACAGACGGAGAGCTTATTATTCCGCTTTTATTTTTTTTCGCGGCGTTCCACGCATCTTTGATAGAGGTTCTACCAAGTCCAATATCTCTATATGTTGTTAGTAAGTTTTTGAGACTCGCCATAAGTTTTGTTGCCAGTAATTCTCGATAAGTCTAGAACACTTGACAGATTATTAATGTATTATATTATCTAGTTATGAAAAAGTTATTAATCATTTTTATCATTCTTTACGCATTGGGTTCGTTCCTGAAAATTTTAATCGTGGAAGATGAAGTTGAAGCAAAACCGATAGAGGAAATAAAGATGACTGTTTCGGGCAATTCAATGATTGATTATGGATTTAGGGACGGTGATGTTATTGAGGTTAAAATTCAAAACCGATGTAAGGTAGAAGATGTCTGCGTCTTTATTTGCAATTCGGATAAGTGTGGAAAGCATAAAAGCGAGAGGGTATTCAAATCACTGCGGTATATTGATGATCATGGATATTATTTCGAGGGCACGATAGATGATTTTCCGTGCGGATACTCAGAGGATATTTGCTATTCAAACGATTCAAGGGAGTGGGGGCAGCTTAGAAAAGATGAAATTGAGATTGTAGGAGTGGTTGAGTAGCTGTAATGATTAAGCTGGAAAACGAGCATCTAAAACTAAAATTCTTCCGGCGCTTCCATCTCCTTTCAAAAAATATGTTCGATATTGAGTCAGTCCAGAAGCCACACCACAATTTATAATCAACGCTTCTTTTCCTCCATAGCTTCCAACAAGGGCAATACTTGTAACATTTACGGCAGCACCTACCCCATCTATTAACTGATAATCTCCTGCTGTAGCGATTAGAGCCGGAGATATTCTCATTGATGGTATTTTTAAATAAGCGTAAGACGACGTTGTTTGATAGGCAGGCCCCATAGCGATAATTTCGTGAACATCAACTGTCGTAATTCCGAAACAATATCTATGAAGTTTTGAAAGTTCATCCCCTATAGTTCTATACATAAAAGGAAGAGCAATCGCACCTTGATTGAATTGCCATTCAGTCGTATAAAAATTCTTTGACGTCACTGCACCGCAAACAGCTTTTACTTCAATCTCAATTCCATTAGAGCAATCTCCAAGGGAAACATTTTCAAATTTAATAAGTGTCGCTGTCGAATTAGCCACTGAAATATTACCGCTATTGGAAATATCCGTCACTCCGCCTGCGAAGTTATCAGCGGCATTAGCCTTTCTGATAGTAATGATATAATTTATCGCTCCGCCTGTGTCTTGAAAAACACGAGCAGAGAAAGATGCAATTTTGTTTTTATATTTTACTGCGTCAGCAGCTTCTATTCGGTATTTATGAACAATTGTACCTGCCCCGGTTATTGTCGCTCCCGCAACTTTTATTGCATAACCAGTTATTCCAAGTGAAGCATTGGAAATTCTTGCTCCTGTTCCAGCGTTAACGGCTGTTCCTGATAAAGTAGTTGAAAAGAGGTCACAAACATATGCAGCTGTATCTTTGGCAAAGGTGACTGCTCCCGCACCCAACTCTTGAGCGATTTCCATTCCACCATTTATGATAGCCTGACGATAGATTGATGAATAAGTAAAATCCGAATCCCCCAAGATCCATACCTTTAGAGTTGCTTTTAAATTAGCCCAAGTGAGCCTATTTAATAGACCAGAAACGCTATCCCATATTCCAATTTCGTCAGCATCAATCGGTGTAGTCTTTTCTGTTGCGGCATGAAATGAATCGTCAGCAAAATTCTGTGGGCTAACATTCATTTCAATGGAATCGATGACTTCATTCAAAACAGTCTCAAGGCTCAAAACAACAGTTGTATTTGGGTTAGAATAAGAAGACGAAACAACTTTGAAATATTTTACTCCGCTTGTCGCAAAAGTAATCTTTACTTTTCGGCCTGCGGTAAATATTGCCGTAACATCGGTTGGGATGGTTATTTCGGTTGCAGATTCATAAGTGGCGACGTGATTTAATTCAAACCAACCAGTAAATATTGCATCGCGGATTGCTTTGAAATGTTCAGCTAAGAAGTACATTTTAACCGCACAATTCGCATCGTGAGATTGAGCGGAAGTTCCAGCTTGACCCCTGCCTCCAGTTGACGGGCAAGAAACGAAATTAGAACCTTTTGCGTTAAAATAGATTATTTCATATTTAGTCGGATCGTCCGCGTCGAGTACCAAAAATCCTTCAGTAGCCTTGGTTGGAACGGCACTAAGATATATCGTCAAATCCGAGGCATTTATTGATGAGCTTAAGACTGCCGAAAAGTTATTGTCAAAATCATCAAACCTAAGTTTTTCCATATTATTAAAATTATCTAATTATGTCGTCAGAATTAAATTTGCGAGGGGATTTCATCTTGAGAGCCAAAGAAACATCAAGCAATGAAAAATAACTTCCTACTCCATTGGTTGATATTTTTATCTTAAGGCTTCTGGCTTTTTTTCTGACCATTATTCGTTTTGGTCGGCTCACATTGTCTGTTGTTATAAGTGATTCAGAACTATCATCTCCGAATGAAGTATCACCGAAAAGCATAGCTCCAAATCCTGCAATAAGTCCTAATACTCCAATAGCGGCTCGCTTTATAACTGATTCGCTGTCAACAAGAATTGAAACTGTCACTGTTCCCATTACATTTCTAAATAGTAAATCAACATAAGAGAACAGTTTTTGAATATCAAACTTACCTCCGTTAAAAGCTTTAGTCGTGAAATAAGAATTTATGGCTGCTCCGTCATCACTCCTGGATAAATCAAATTCGTAAACTTGGCCGGAGTTATCGGCACCAAATAGGAAACGCTCCACTCCCAAACTGTCTTCATAGACAATAAAGCAATTTGCCGCTATGTTGTCCCATTTCCAGAAAGACTTATAACGTCTGTCATACATAAGAACCTTATTGTTGTATGTCTGACCTGATTCAGAGTAAGCGAGATAATAACGATGTTTATAAAATATTCCTGCGGCCTGGTCTATTCGAGAAGCATTTATGGTTTCAATCTCAGGCGATACATTGAGAGATAATTCGTTGGTTCTTAATTGGTCAAAATAGCCTGATTGTTCACCCTGGACCATAACTGCTGGCAAACGGGTAAGCATGATAATAGAGTCTTCAATATTATCTACTGTACGGTGGTTTATTGCTCCACGTACAGGAGAAATCATATCAACGACTGGAAGGCCTGCGCTGTCAAAATACATTTGATGGGTGGCTTTGCCCCCCTTGTAAATCATCAGAACGTTGTTTGTGCCACGACCTTTTTTAGCGCACGAGGTGATAGGGTTCCCGTCTGATTTTGCGATATCTATAAATTGTCCTCCCGCTCCGGCGCTGAAATCTCCCACACTAGCGCCACTTCCTGAAATATAGAGGCGGTAGGGGTTATTTGGATCACCCCACGTTACTAGGTATCCATTAAAATAAATACTTTCCGAACCTTTTTGTCCGTTAGCCTGCAAGGCTACAACAGAGCCGTCAAAGTTCGTCAACTCGTCTTCTCCGTTTTGGATAAAAAGAAGATTGCCAGCTTGGCAAAAATCGGTCTGCTTGTCGGCGGTATAAGTGATTCCAGGAATCGCGTCCCAATTGCCCGTACTTGGATTGTAGACTTTAAGCGCGGTTGTTCCGTCTGCTCTGACTAGGTGTTTTGTGCCATCATCCTTCTTTAAAAATCCCATTCCTCGCGTTCGAGTGCCTGACGCAATGCCAAACTTGGAATATCCATAGCGGGTGGAAATAATACCGTCTTCTTCAGGTTGGACATTAAGACAATCGGGGCTTTCGTTAGGTTTTATATGAACATCTGAAATGAATAAATTTAAACCACCATCGAATTTATTTTGATAGATATATTGCTTTTGTGAACTTGATTTTCTGACTGAGAACTTGCGCATTAGTACATATCTTTAACATTGTAAACATCTCTTCCATAGTTGTCATAAGAGTCTCGCATTCTTCTGCGCGCTTTGCCTCTGGTTTCTTGTTTTTCAAGTTCCTTAATGCCGTTCTCTGCCATTTCAAGAAACGGAAAAGCGTCATCGTGTTCGCCTTCTGATTGAAAATACATTCCTACAGCTAAGTCGGCGACAGTTTCACCTTTAGGAATTATGCAAATTTCAGTACCCAAGACATAGGCGGTATGGTCTCGATAATAGCGGTAGGTAACGGCTTGGCTTGTAGCTGGGATTGATTTGGGGAAATACGCTTGGTATCCGTCTGACTTATTGCCAATTATGTAGAAAACTGAGGCGTCGGATGAATAGTAGTCTTCTTCGCCTTCATTTATTTTGGTCCAAGATTCACCCGCAATTTTAAATGTATTGTCTTTGATACCATGCTCAGAAAAATCAGCCGCAAGATTAAGATAGGCTGTACCATTGGTGGTTCCTGTTCCAGGCTTAAGTGCAAATTTCCATTTCTTTCTATCGAGAATATTTTGCACGGCCAGATTAATGAAGAGGTTACGAATCTCCGCTCCTATTGAAGGCGCTGACGTTTGCTCGTATTTATTAGCAAATAATGTTTTTAAATCATCGAAAGTAAAAATCATATTTATATTTTATCGTAGATATTTAGTGTTGAACCCCAAAAATGCTTGGCGTAAACTTTTTTATTTCCTTGGTATTTGCAGCCGCTATAATGGTCGGGAATGAACGTGTGACTTGGCAAAATCTTAATGTCTTGGTAATTGAGTTTCTTTATCATGTCAGTCAAAAATTGGTTGCCGGTTTCTATCCAAGGATCATTAGCGATAACATTTTCTTTTTTGCTGAGTTCGACTATCATAGCTTCAAGAAGTTTATTTCCTGGACAAGCTCCCAAGTGTGGAGAGACTAAGTCTCCTCTGACTTCTTCGTTTTCATAGCAGGCGAAACATCCCAATTTAAGCAGGTCATCAATAGGCAATAGACATTCTGAGTCTGCCGGTGCAACAAATCCACCGAAGTGGTTCAATATCTCATAACGTATGAGGTCTGACACTCCGTTGTATCTCTTCTTGCTGAACATCTGCGAAATTTGTTTGTGAGTTTTAAAAGGAAAGTCTTTGATTGTTTCGTCATTCCATTCGTAGAACTTAAAATCAGGATGCTTTTCTTTCCAGGTTTGCATCAGTCTTTGTGGTTTCTTGTTCGGACCCACCCAAATTTGGTGTATTATTTTCGGTATCGAGTTCTTTGTATGCTTCATAATTATTTCTGCCGATTATTTCGGTGTGGACGTGGCCTATTGGAAAGGTCGGATCACACCAAATTTCGAAACCTAATTCTTTAGCGCGGTGGCAAAATGCCATATCTTCTCCTAGTTGCCCTAAAAGGTCTTCTTTCAGAAAATCAAAGGGGAGTTCTTTTTTGTCTTTTACGTATTGGTCAAATCTATCTAAGACCTTTTTCTTGATGAGCATAAAACCTGTTGCGATAGCATCACACTGAAAAGGCTTGTCAGGTATGGGTTCTGCGGCCTGGTATTTTTCATCTTTATTGATTGTAAATACGGCAGGGCGGTAAGGGGCTTTCCTCATAAAATAGAGTCCGCCTACTATGTCTTTATCCAGAGCCAGTAATTTGTTTAATCCGTCTGGATGAAAAGACATATCGCTATCGACAAATAGGAGGTAATCGGTAAAACAGGTAGAAGCTATGTAATTTCTGGCTTGGTGAATAAGACTGCCTTCAAATAGATTAAGGCGAAAATCCGCCTGTGTTCTGCCCATCATTCCGAATATAGAACTGAAAACCTCGGGGGTAACGTCCCGGTTATGCGGCATCCCAATTGTTATTGATGTGATTTTATTTTTTTTCATCGCATTTCTTTTTATGGCTGATTAAACCTAGCTTAGATTTTGCGACAAACCCGCATTCACATTTTAAATCTTCGGTCGCTGGTTGCTTGGCTTGTTTTATTTTCTCGGCCATTTCAAGAATGCCTTTTTTGGTGTCTTCTACACTTGGGACTTCGTGAATAATTGTTCCGAATTCACTATTGGAACGAAGAAAATCTATTTCTTCCTGCACGTCTGTTTCAAATTCTCCGTTTTTAAATTGGATGGATTTGCCTTGAGATTGAACAGGCTCAAATCCTACTAATACTTTTCTGGAAGGAGACATAACTATTCTGTGTTCTTCCCACTTGGATATAAATTTAATTTTCATTTGTTTAGTTTAATTTTGTTAAATGACTTGAACTAGGTACTGGGGATTGGCCTAGAACTCCAATCCCCAGTAAAACCATTTAGGCTGAGAAAGAAGTAACTCCGTAAAGCACTCCGTGTGCCTTTTGAAGATGTAATTCAAAGCCAAGGTCTGTCGCGTACTCGTCTTCGCGAGCATCGGCATCATTGGCCTGAATGTTGGTCTTAAGTTGTGTATCTCTACCTTTCATGGTTCGAATGAAGATAAATTCTGGGTCAACGGCAAACGCATATCCTGCGTAGGATTCCTCCAATAAATCGTGCTTAACGATTAAGAGAGTTCCGTGGCCAGAGAGATATTCCTTTACATCTAGTCCGTAAGTTTTGTCTTTTGGAACAACTTGCAGATGTCCTTTGCCCCAAGAGTTAATGGCCGAAACCACTATAGGTGAGCACAACAAAACTTTTTTCTTAGAACCATATCGGAAGACTGTTCGGCAGAATTCTTCAAATTCGGCTTCAGTCAGAGTGCCGCTTGCATTTTGACGATTTGTCGTAATGAAGTAATTTAGTCCGCCTGTAAATCTTCTCGGTTTGGCTCCTGTGGTGTCTTCTTTAGGTTCACCAAAAAGGATGACTCTTTCCATATCCTTCTTGTGTTCGATACCAGCTTTCTTTTGCAGATAGCTGATGTCTTTTCCTCCATACATTTCAGAGGCATCTTCTGTCCCCGTCACTCCAAACGGAGTTCTGATGGTTTGAATGTAATTGGTCTTTTGAACTTCCTTGGTTGTTTTAAGTTCTGGTCTTGTAGAACCTTCAGCGGAAGCGTTAGACAAAATGGTAATTACATCGTTATTTGAAACAGTCGTAGCGGCTGTATCACCCCATCCACGAGAAACGGTAAGAGTGTTGGTGGAAACATCCGTAACCAACATTTGTTCGCCAGTAGTCACATCCTTGATGACATCTCCGATTTTGAAGTAGGAGCCGTTATCAACGACTATTGACGTAGCACCTGCGGTATAACCAGAACCGTAGTTGACGGCATCCCAACGAGGAGCCAATTCATCTTCCAGCCAGTTATATTTAGGGTTGATAGCAATTTTTTTCTTTCCGTTGATTTGTTTTAAAAGAACGGTTAGAGGAGCTGCATCAGGCTCCAAGAGGGCGATTTCCTTCGCCATATCGATTACACGTTTCGATTGCTCGATATTGGCAGTGTCTCGCGATCCTGTGATCATTGTAGGCATTGTTTTGTACGATTAGAAATTAACCAAACACGCTGCCTGAATTATCACCGGCACCAATAATCTTTTGGACAGTTTCCTCATCTTCTGAAGAACGCTGCGGTTGGTTTCCGATAATTTTGCCTTGAAAGCCTCCCTTTTCTAAAAATTCCTTTTTAGTGGCTTCGCGACCACGAGTTTCAATTTCCGCAAAATATTCTTTCACAGATTTTGCAGCATCCATCACGTCTGCGGACGGATTTTGATTCATCTTCATAATTACGAAGTCTCGGAATGTTTTATCTGTCTTCATTTCAGGATATGCTTCCCGAACCTCTGACAGCTTTCTTTCAGCTTCAATGCGGGCTTCAAGCTTATGTTCCAAAGCTTGACGCTCTTTTGCCGATTTTCCATCCATGTATTGGATAAATTCTTCGGCGGATTGAAACTGGCTGGGGTCAACCTCTCCAGGCTTTTGAGGTTGTCTTATGGCTTCAAGGATTGGCGACACTTCATCATAAAGCAGAGCTTTTTTCTCAATGTCGCTGTAGTTTCCAACTTTTCTTTCCAGTTCGACATAGCTTTTAACAATGTCTTCTGGAGATTTGCCTTTGAATTTCTCAGGCATTTGGAACTGTTGTGAGTTGTCTTCGCCAGTTGGAGTGGCAGAAGGCTCCTTTTCAGTAGGCTCCACTGTTCCTTTGGAGTTATCTACCGGTTGTTGCTCATCAGGCATATTGTTTGCGCGGGTCTCATAATGAGATTGTCCGCAATTATTAAATTACTTAGTGTAATTATCTATTGAGTCGCTTTTACCGATTAACAATCCATGTCCGCACTTCTTGCAGACATAACTTGTCATTGATTCATTGTACTGCTCGGTTTCTTTCTGGTAATCGTGTTGACAGGCAGAAGGGCGGGAAATATTGACGGGTTTATTGAATTCATTGATTGGTTTTCTATCCATTATTTTTCTTTTCTCATAATTTTAAGAATCTCAGAATTGACGTCTTCCTTTCTTGCATTGTGTTGATAGCCGATGACTGGAGATAAATTGATTGTGATGTGTATTCCCTCTTTAGAAATATTTTCAATGAGTGCTTCCTTATTCAGTTTTGGCTTCTTTACTTTCGGCAGCTTCTCGTTTTTTAATGATTGCATCTTTTTTATCTATTTTACGTTTTAAATAAATTTCAATGCTATTTAAGGATTGAATTTTCCCAACGTATTCCCAATATTTTTCTTGCCAAGTCCTTACGATATTGCCGTTGTCATCAAGTTCATTGGAAATACCGCGCCCCAAAACATCTTTGATTTTATTGGTCCCGTTCTTGATGAAGGTCTTAACCAACTTATAATCGGTGCTTTCAAGAAGATTCTCGGCTCGCGTTCCTTCGGCTATTATTTTTTGTTCTTTGTTAATCATATGGCTGGCAATAATTCTTTACGTTTTGGAACTTCGTCAATACTGGGTAGCATTTCCTTTGGTTTACTCTTTCTCTTGCGTTTTAGGGGAGCTTGAGGAGCTGGCATTTCTTCATCTATTGACGGCAACATTTCCTGGGGCTGCTTTTGAGACTGTCCTTGCGCTGGTTGGTCGTCAATAGACGGTAGCATTTCTCTTTGAGGCTCACTAGGTTGTTGCTGCTCTTCCATTATCCAAAGTTCTCTCCAGTCCTTGACGTTGAATTTGTCAGATAGTTTTTCCGCCATTTTATCGTAGTTAAGAACTTTAGGCGGAGTAGATGGAAGTATAGGTTGGCCGGTGTTCGGATCAACTTGTGGAGCACCTGTCTTTAAATCAATTTGTGGTTGTGGTTGTGCTAAAGATTTTTCTTTTAAGGTGGCAAGACCGATAAGTTCCTTTTGATATGCCAAGTATTCATCTTTAGCCTGGGTCTTATCTGTATGAGTGGTGCTTCCAGACTCAACAAAATAATTATGCTCTCCTTTAAATTCTTCCGGTGCTATTTCTATCTTTTTCCCAGACTCCATAACTATCAGAGATTCCTTCTGATAGACAGAGGCTAGGCGTTGCCATTTCTCGGCAATTTCTTTTATCCACATAACCTCAAATAATTGAAGTTTGGCTTGTACCCTGGCGTCAGCAGCCCCTTGAAGCATTTGAATAGCTCTACCTGATTTGGCAGTTTCAAGGTTGGTTGTACTTCCCTTTGAGGCATCAGTAATAGCCAAAGCGTTGGCAATGTCATTCTTCATTGAGAGTTCTTCTTGAAAAGAGTCTCCCGTGATTTGGGGTTTGAATAAAGGCTTGATTTGGCCAATGTCTGAGGCGTGGATTATTCCATTGAATTCATCTGTCAGTTCATCATCATCAATTTCGGCTTCGTCTCCTACAATCCATTGATTTTTAAGAACCGATTGTATGGTATCCCGTCTTTGGTTTTGGACGAGATTTAAACCGTGTTGCATTCGCTCCACTGGCTCAATTTCGCCCATTCCAAGAACTTCTGATGGGACAATAGTATCAACTACGAAAACAAAGGAACGTTCAAATGGTTGGTTGTTTTTAACTTCTTTAACAATAAACTTTCTGCCAATCGTTATAGTGATGTCTCCCGTTTCATAATCTTCAAGGTAAAGACATTCAACTTTCTTAACTCCGTCATTATTTGAATTTATTGAGCCTGACACTTGGGCTTTTTCTGTGCGATAGACGTTTTTATCAAAGCCGCTGTCAAATTTATCAATAGCTTTTTTGACTTCTTTTTTATCAAAATCTGCGGCTTCCGGGTTCTTTGAGTCAAGCCAATCTTCCATTTCGGATTTTGTAATCCAATACTTTTCCCATGCGTAGCCTATGTTTTCCCAGCAATCCGCTGATGGGTCAAAACCACATTCTCCATCTTCTAAACGATTTATTCTTACGGATGGGCGATCATCGATGATTCTTTTTTGCCCTCTAATATACCCAGTGCGGAATTTCCAAAAGACTCTTCCCATTGCGGAGCCATACATAAGACCTTTTTTAAAAGCCGACTGACCTTTGAATGTAGCGCGGTCTAACCTCCACCAATGGTCAAAAGCTAATCCTACTTTTTCAGGGTCGCCTTGTGTTTCTGGGTTGGCCGGTTGAAATTCTCCGTCGGGTTTTTGATTTACTTCTTTGGAAGTATGAGTTTCTATGGCCGAAAATATATATGGGTTGAAAATCTTGGTCTTAGTAGGCCATTTGTCGTCATCAATAAAACATCGGTAAAGCTTATAATAGCGAGTCCAATTATCAAGGTTGGGTTTTAAGAAAGCTTCTGAGGCTTCAACCTTTTTAACAATGTCATCTATTTTTTTTGTTGTATTGTTCTCCTTCATTAAATTCCAATTAAGGATTTAGGTTGATAACGTCTTTTATGTTTCGGTCGCTTGATTGCGTCTGCGTCGATGAATGTCATCATTAAAGCATCTGCATGGTCTGGGCTTTTAATTCCTTCCTTTTTCATTTCAAGTTTGCCCATTATTTTCATTTTGTTGGAAAGTTCTTTGCGGTATCTGATGTTTAAAAGTTCGTCCCAGCCTTTATGGTCAATTAGTTCTCCGCCTTTGCGAAACCATTGTTTGACTCTCCAAAAAGCTTCTGCTCGTCTATTTAAAAACATTTCTTCATCGTCTGGTTTCTCCCCGACATTAACCGCTTTGATGCGGACGCCTGCGAGTGCCAGTTCTTGAGCGACATTGGCTCCGGCTCCGAAATTATCTAAAAATGTATTTTCGCCTTTGACTTGATAGTGCTGAAGTAGCGTGAGGGTCTTTTGTGCGATTGATTTAGCGTCGGATATCTTTTCGGTGGCGACTATCTTTGCTTTGAAATTGTCTCTGACTACCCAAACTGTTTTGTCGTCTCCTTCTCCTGATGGGTCAATGCCCATTCGCTTATCTCCAATAAATTCTTCGGCCTCAGATATGCGAATATCATTCTCACTAAATAGGGAAATGTATCCTTTGTCGTCCATAGTGTCTTCGCGAGGGAATTCTCCCAAAACTCGGATTCTGTATTCATCACTGTCTTCTCCGTGTTTGGTGATAATCCGTTGAATATATTTTGGCTTAACGATTGGGGAGTCTTTGGAACTGAAATTTAGATTTTGCCAGCTCTCTCTGTCTTTGTGGTGTGAGTCATAGAAATATCCAATAAGGCGGGTAGGGTTTGAAAAAAGAATGATAAGGATATTTTCTCCAGTTAAGGCTCCTTCTGCGGTGTTGAATATTTCTTCTGGAACTCCTGAGGCCTCGTCCACAATGTACATGACGTAATCGCCGTGGACTCCGGCTAGAGCTTCTGGGGTTTCCTTTCTGGCGGTTTTAGCTCGTGCAAACCATGTCTCGGGTGCTTCGGTAATTCTGACGTAGCCATTGGACCATTCGTATTTTGCTTGAATGGCCTCTGGCATTAGCTTTAGCCACTTGGCTACTTCCTTCCAAAGAATGTCGTGAATTTGGTCTGATGTAGGTGCTGTGCAGGGAATTTGGGCGTCTTTGAAACAGAACAGAAACCAGAGAATAAGCATGGCCAGGGTGCTTGATTTTCCAATGCCGTGGCCAGACCGAACAGAAATTCTTCCGCTTCCTTGCTTTTGGATTGCTCTTTCAACTGCAAGCAAGATGTCGTGTTGTTGCCAAGTGAGGTTTTTTCCTTTAATGAACTTCTTGTTGTCCCTCTCTGGAGTAAGCCCCCACATACATTTAATAAAATATAGAGGGGATTGCTGCATTCTCTTAAAAATTTGAATATCGCTCTCATTCATTCTCCTTTGATTTGTTAAATAAGTCGGAAAGGGAAATTGAGCCTGAGTGCTCTACTTCTGTTTTTTCGGAATATCCGTGTTTGCTGCCGAGTGTTTTTGTGATGTGTTTTGAAACGTCAACTTTCACTTTTACAATATCAATATTGTTTGCTTCGATTAAAGTTCCTTCTTTATTGGCAATAACTGCGGAATCCATATCTAGAGCTTCTTCTAGGTTTTTTTCTGCTTTTTCTAGAAGCCTCTTCCTTCGGCTGATATTTTCTGATAGCCATTCGGGAAATTGGCCAGTTAGATTTGAAGAGTACTCTTCGCTATAACCAGCTTTTAATGCACTCTGCTTGGCATTACCGAATGTTTCGCTATTGGGATCGTTATAAAATCTTAGAAATTCAATTTGTCTTGGTGTTAATTCATCGCTCATCTGAATAGAATTATAATTATTACTAATCCTGCTCCGACTAATCCCATAAGGATTTGGTCATAAGTGAGATTCGAGTTTTTTCGTTTATTGTAAAAATATATCCCTGCAAAAATGAATAAGGATAAAAGTATAAATACTATTATGTAAGGCAAAAGGTAATGCAGTCCTAGCCAGAGATAGGCGATTGATGAGAGATTTGTTCCAACGTCGATAACCATATATTTGTTGCAGGTACGGGAGTCGAACCCATTATTTGATGGTTATGAGCCAACCGTGGCAGCCGTTCCACTCACCTGCTATATTGATAAACTTAAAACCAATTATATAAATTAGCTCCGCTAGTCTTTTTCCAATTATTATTTTTTAACTCTGGAACTTTTTGACTATTACGTAGCCAACGATTATATTGCTGCTTCTGTTTTTTACCCACATAGTATGAATATACATACCAGCGTTGCTCTCCCCATTTATGCCAAGATTTTCTGGTATAATATTTTCTCCAAAAAAACTTAGACTTTCCATGATAAGCCATTATTTTGTAATAAATAATTATTACATGGCTTTTTTATTAATTGTTATTTGAGAGAGAGTCATATATTTTATTAAATGAGCGTGGCGGGAGAGTTAGGCCACTCTTTATCCCCGCCAGCCGTGACGCGCTCCTTGGGTAGCCATAAACCAATCGAGTTTACACATCCAATTCACTGCGCGAATTTAAACTGCTTCACATCACGGTTGCTACGCAGTCGAGACCTTGAACCTGCCTAGTGGCTCATTGGTCGAATTAATTAAAAACTTAAAATCCAAAATGTTAAAATTATTGCTGACGAGATTAGAACTCCTTCAAATCTCCCTTGACATTTACCTTTCT